GAGGATTAAATCTTCTTACATGTCAACTATTTGCAATGACTGATACTGGAGCAGGCACCAAACCAACTGCAACAATTAAATTGTATAGAAGAAATGACATAGCACCAACTACAATTGTTGGTACAAAAGTTATTGTAGGAAGCTTATCAGCCGGCTCTAGATCATTTGAAATGGCGTCAACTGATAATAGTCAATTGTTGTTTTCTGCATACACAACAGTTACAGGTACTTACACAGGACAAGCAACTGATGCAACAGAACTTGCAAGCGCAATAAATGATGCAGGAGTTGAAAATGTTTCTGCAACTGTAACAGCACAAAATAAAGTTGTAATCAGTCATGCTTTAGGTGGTGAGATTAGATTTATTGATACTGATAATGTGTTGACTGAAGCAGGCTTTACTGCTTTTGTAGACGAAAACACAGGTACACCTAATTTATATTATCAAGCAGGAACTGATGGAAATTTATCTCCATTGGAACTACAAGCGAGTTTATGGAAAGTACTAAATTACACTGCTCAAGAAAATGAAGTAAAAGGTGCAACAGCTGACGGCACACTTTGGTATAATAGTATTGTAGATGAGGTTGATATCTTAGTCCATAACGGTAATGAGTTTGTAGGATATCTATATGATGGAACAAGCGGTCAAAGTAGCACAGCGAGTCCATATTATAATGTAGATGAAACTGCTCAAACTGATCCAGCTGGACCAATTGTTAGTGCATCAACTCCTTTGACTCAAAGCGACGGTACTGCTCTAGTAACAGGCGATTTATGGATTGATACATCAGACATTGAAAATTATCCAGTAATTTTTAAATTTAATGCAGCTAGAACAGACTTACCTTTGGTAAGCAGATGGTTTGTTGTTGACACTAGTGATCAAACTTCAGAGAATGGCGTTCTGTTTGCAGATGTAAGATACAACACTGCAGGCGCAAACAGCGACGAACTAGGTGAAATTGCTGATTTACTTTACAGTGATTACGTAGATCCAGATAGTCCTGATCCATCCCTTTATCCAAAAGGCATGTTGTTATTCAATCTAAGACGAAGTGGATTTAATGTAAAGAAGTTTGTTAAAAATTATGTTAACACCGCGGAGAAAAATATTAGATACAATGACGAATCTATGGATGCTTACGTAGCAGATAGATGGGTAACTGAATCAGGAAATCAAAATGACGGATCTGGAAGCTTTGGTTCAAAAGCTCAAAGAAAAGTTATTGTTCAAGCATTACAAGCAATGGTTAACAGTAATGAAGATATTAGAGATGACGAATCTAGAATATTCAATTTAATGGCTTGTCCTGGTTATCCTGAATTAATAGGTGAAATGAATACTCTAAATTATGATAGAGGATTAACTGCATTTATTGTTGGCGATTCGCCCTTTAAATTAGAAGCAAATGCAACAATTCTAAATAATTGGGCAACAAATGTAAATGTCGCAGTAGAAGATAATATAAACGGTTTGGTTTCGACCGATCCATACATGGCTGTTTATTATCCTTCAGGATTTTCAAGTGATAATTTCGGAAATAATGTAGTTGTACCAGCAAGTCATATGATGCTAAGAACTATGGCTTTAAGCGATCAAGTTTCTTATCCGTGGTTTGCTCCAGCAGGAACAAGAAGAGGTAATATAACAAATGCAACAGCTTCTGGATATATTACTCAAGAAGGAGAATTTAAAAGCATTGCATTGAACGAAGGCTTGCGTGATACATTATATTCTAACAATGTAAATCCAATTACATTTATTACAGGAGCAGGATTAGTTTGTTTTGGTCAGAAAACACGGCAACTTACTGCAAGTGCTTTGGATAGGATTAATGTAGCTAGATTAATAATTTATTTACGAAGCCAATTAAAAGTTCTTGCAAAACCATATTTGTTTGAACCAAATGACAAAATCACAAGAGATGAAATCAAACAGCAAACAGAAACTTTATTATTAGAATTAGTAGGGTTAAGAGCATTGTATGATTTCTTAGTTGTTTGTGACGAATCAAATAATACACCTGCAAGAATTGACAGGAACGAATTGTATGTAGATATAGCTATTGAGCCAGTAAAAGCTATTGAATTTATTTACATACCATTAAGGATTAAAAACACAGGTGAAATATCCGGTTTATAATACGATAAATAATAATAAATTAGGAGCGTTTTAAATGGCTATAGCAACTTTATCGAAAATGACAGTACCCCTTGCAACAGGAGATTCTCCAAGTTCGCAATCGCTACTGATGCCAAAGTTACAATATAGGTTTAGAGTTTCTTTCCAAAATTTTGGAAACAGCACTCCTACAACAGAATTGACAAAACAAGTTGTAGATGTAACTAGACCTAATTTAACTTTTGACCAAATAACTTTAGATGTATACAATTCTAGAGTCTATTTGGCAGGCAAACACAATTGGGAACCTATTACAATAAATTTACGTGAAGATGTAAATAATGAAGTTCAATTGCTGGTAGGTGAACAATTACAAAAGCAGTTTGATTTTTATGAGCAATCAAGTGCAGCATCTGGCTTAGATTACAAGTTTACTACAAAAATAGAAATATTAGACGGTGGTAACGGAGCTAATCAGCCAGGCATATTAGAAACATTCGAATTGTATGGATGCTACTTAGAAAGTGCAAATTACAATTCATTAAATTATGCAGAATCTGCACCAGTAACCATTACACTTAATGTTAGATACGATAATGCAATACAATCCCCGCAAGGAACTGGTATTGGAACTGACATTGGTAGAACAGTTAGCACACTTGCAACTGGTGGCGGTTTATAAAAATATATAAGGGTGGATTAAATCCACCCTTATCTTATCTTATTAGAAAATTGGAAAAATATGTTTGAAGGGTTTTTTGATAACCTTCTTGGCGGAGCGTTAAATCCGAAAGGAAACTTAGGTGACGCACGACATGCAAGTAGGACATTTGTAAAAAATTCGTTTCGCCTTGCTCCTAAGGTTAAATTTTTATACCATGTTGCATTTAAGTTTTCTCCTGCGATGCAAAAAACCTTATCAACATGGGAACAAAAACACAAACTAGAAGCAGGATTACTAGTAAAAGACGCAGCATTGCCAACTTTTACAGCGAATGTACAAGCTAAAAAAAAATACAATAGAACAAAACAAATACAAACAGGACTTACTTATAATCCAGTTACTATAAATTTCCATGATGACAATTTAGGTATAATTACTGGCATGTTAGAAGCATACTATAGATATTATTATTTAGATGGAAATTATGGAGCAAACCCTATAGCCTATAATAAATTATTTACTGCAAATAATATTGACAGCGGTGATAGCTCATATAAGAACGAAAAACGAAATACATATGGTTTTGGCCTCCATAGAGGAGTTACAGATCCTTTCATAACCAGTATAGAACTAAGTCAAATGACTAGGCATACTTTTACTACCTATTCTTTAGTTAATCCTATAATTACAGATTGGTCGCATGGTACTATTGATTCGGCAACTGGTAGCACAACAAATGAAAATACGATGACTGTTGCATATGAAACAGTTTGGATTGATAGAGGAGCTGTAGATTCGGATGGAGCAGGAGAACCAGTAGGATTTGGAAATCTTGCACACTATGATGCTACAGCTAGTCCAAACACACTAGTAGGTGGTGGTTCAGTTTCTTTAGGAGCTATTCTATCAGGAGGAGTAGATCTATTTGATTACACTGCTACCGGTAAAGGTTTTAGTAGTCCGTTGGCAGCAGTATTAGCCGGAGCAAATTTAGTAAATAATATTCGTAATCTTAGCGTAGAAGGTGTAAAAGAAGATATAGGTAACATAATATCTGGAGCGAATGAAACTTTTTATGATAATCAAGTAAGCGGTTTACAAAATACACAAATACCTAAATAAGAGAAATTATGTCAGATTTACCGAGTAAAACTTTAAAGTCAGAGCAAAAAGTTGTTCAATTTTTTGATACTTATTTTCAAAAAAGAGTAGAATTTGCCGCAAGCGAATATGATGCCTTAGTTGGTTTTTTTCGAAGTAGAGATTTCAGCGTTGTTTCAGCAAGAACTATTAGCCAAGTATTATTAACTCAAGCAAAGGCAGAGAATATAAAAATTTTTACAGTTATTGATACACTAGGCAAACTTGATTTTCCGAATTTAAATCAAGTTGTAACAAAAGTTTTAAACGCAAGTAGAGATCAAACATCGCAATTAGGTTATAAAACAGCCCCTAATCTTTCCTTATATGAGGTTAGAGGTATTGCAGATCCAGTGATTATAGACGGTAATCAAAGGATTCAAGTAATAGACGCAGAAGTAGATACCACGGATTATCTGGAAGCAGGATATGTAGAAATAGGATA